TGCGCAATGGATCGACGGCGTGCTGGCCGGCGGCAAGGGCGCGCAGGATGACGTGTTTGCCACCCTGCTGGTGTGGCACATCGACACGGGCGAATACGCGCGCGCCCTGGTCATGGCCGAATACGCACTGGCGCACAAGTTCACCTTGCCCGACACCTACAGCCGCGACATCGCCACCTTGATGCTGGACGAGTTCGCCGCCGCCTTCCTGCAGGGCAAGCTGGCCGCCGATCCGCAGCACGCCGCGCAGGTGCTGGGCCAGGTGGAACAGTTGACGGCCGCCAGCGATGCGCCCGACCAGGCGCGCGCCAAGCTGCACAAGGCCATCGGCCTGGCCATGATCGCCGTGCTGGATCAAGCCGACGACACGGACATCGCCCCGGCGCTGGTGCCACAAGCGGAAACGGCCATGGGCCAGTTGAAACGCGCCCGCGCCCTGTCGGAGTCGTGCGGCGTCAAGAAAGATATGGAAAAGCTGGAACGGCGCCTCAAGCGCGCGGCCGGTTCCACGTAAAGAGCATCCCCCGCAGCACGGCGGCACGGGGGGATTCTGGCCAAACCTTTGACCTGATGAACCCCGTCCACCGCCCACTTTTGAAAGCGCCCCGTATGTCCTTCATGGCTCTGCCCCCGTCAATCCCGCCCGGCACCGCCCCTGCGCCGCCAGCGTCTGTCCCTGGCGTCATCGAGAACGACGGCTGGTTTCCCGACATAAGCCTGGCAGATATGCGCGATGCCATGCGCCTGGACGGCACCGTCACCGACGCGCGCCTGGTGCAAGCCGTGGTGGACGCCATCCTGCACGTCAACCGCGAGCTGGCCGACTGGCAGGGCAAGCAGGCCGCCGCCGGTATCGCTGCCCTGGTGGACGTGCCGGCCACGCGTATCAACCGCGAAAGCCGCCTGCTGGCGCAGTACCGGCGTGCCGTCTACAGCACGGCGAAAGCCGACTTGATCGAGCGTTACCGCGACTACGACAGCACGGCCACGTCCGTCAGCGACAAGAAAAGCATGGAGTGGCTCGACGAGGCACCCGGCGCGCAGCGGCGCAATGCGCAATGGGCGATTGCCGATATGGTCGGCCGCACGCACCTCACCGTGGAACTGATCTGATGCAGGTGCGCACGCAGCAGCACGACACGGTAGACGCCCTGGTGTGGCGCTACCTGGGCGACGGCGCGGGATACGTCGAGCAAACCCTGGAAATAAATCCCGCGCTGGCGCGCCACGGCGCCGTGCTGCCGGCCGGCCTGGTCGTCACCCTGCCCGAGCCGGCGCCCAGCACGGGCCAGGTGGCGGCAGCCGATCTTGTGCAGCTATGGGATTAACGCAGCAATCCACCATTTTTACCGTCATGAAAAATCTATCTAACTTCACCCCGGAGACTCAAGCAATGTCCGCAGAATCATTTGGTGGTTTCGCCACCCTGGTCAAACTGTACGGCTTCAAGGCGGCGCTGGGCATGGTCGGCGCCGCCATGCTGTACATCGTGCTGCCGCCCTTGAATGCCGACGGCACCTTCAACAAGGGCGAATTCGTCGCCCGCCTGGCCTGCGCCGGCGTGTTCTCGTGCCTGCTGGGCGGCACCGCGTACCAGCTGCTGTGCGCCCAGCTCCCGGCCATCGGCGCCATGGTCAACGCCTCCGCCATCGATCTGATCGTGGGCGCGCCCGGCTGGTGGGTATCGCGCGCCGTGGCCCTGTGGTTCCAGCGCCGCAGCGACAAGGACATCGCCGAGCTGGTCAAAGACGCGAAGGAGCATTGATGGACACCATGGAAAACCCGCTGATCGCGCGCACCATCGACGCCATCCTGCGCGCCGAAGGTGGCTACGTGAACGACCCGCAAGACAAGGGCGGCGAAACCAACTACGGCATCACTGTCGCCGTGGCGCGCGCCAACGGCTATCAAGGCCCAATGCGCGATCTGCCAGTGACCGTGGCGCGCACCATCTACACGGCGCGCTACATCACGGAACCGAAGTTCGACCAGGTGCTGGCCCTGAACGCCGGCATTGGCGCCGAAGTGATCGACACCGGCGTGAACATGGGGCCGCACCGCGCGGCCGAGTTCCTGCAGCGCTGGCTGAACGGTTTCAATGACACGGGCGCCCGCTATCCCGCCCTGTTTGTCGATGGCCGCCTGGGCACGCAGTCGCTGGGCGCGCTAGCCGCCTTCCTGAAATGGCGCGGCCAGGATGGCGCCGGCGTGCTGCTGCGCGCCTTGAACGGCCTGCAGGCGGCGCGCTACCTGGAAATCACCGAGGCAAACAAGACCCAGCGCCGCTTTCTGTTCGGCTGGATCAAGGAACGGGTGGCCATGTGACCGCGACGACCTGGCGCCCGCTGGCCGCCGTTCTCCTGTGCGGCTCCATCGCGGGCTGGACGGCGCAGGGCTGGCGCAAGGACGCCAGCATCGCCGCACTGCAGCGGGCGGCCGCTATCCAAACATCCACCGCCGCAACCGCGCTGGCCCAGGCCACCGCCCGCGTGCTCACCTTGGAGCGCGCCGCTGGCGCCGCCCTGGCGCAGCGCGCCGACCACCTCACCCAGGAGCAATCCCATGCGAAAACCGAACGTGACCGTTTCAGCCTTGATTTGCGCAGCGGCGCTGTGCGCCTGTCAATCCCCGTCGCCAGCGGCCAGTGTGCCGCAGTTACAGATACCACCGCTGCCGCAGGCCATCGGCACCAAGCGCGCGCCGAACTTGACCCAGCGACTGCGGCGGCTCTTGACGCCATTGCCGGCGACGGCGACGACGCCACCCGCCAGCTCAACGCCTGCATCGACGCCTACAACCTAGTACGAGACACCTACCATGTACAAACCGAATAGCCTGCGCCAGCACCTGGCAGCTGCCATCCCCGACCTGCAGCGCGACCCCGACCGCCTGCTGGTCTTCGCCGACGAGGGCAACGTGGTGGCGAGTGCCACCGCCTCGCTCTCGTTTGAATACCGCTTCAAGCTCAACCTGATCGTGACCGATTACGCGGGCGACGCCGACGCCATCATGGTGGCCCTCATCGCCTGGCTCAAAGTCCACCAGCTCGACCTGATGGCCAACGAGGAGACGCGCAAGCACGGCATCGCCTTCGAGGTGGATTTTAATAACCATGAAACGGTCGATATTTCCATCAAGCTGGACCTGACCGAGCGCGTGGCCGTCAAGACTGGCGAAGCGGGCCGGCTCGATATCAAGCACCTGGCCGAGATACAGCACATGCCCGCCTATGCGGACGAGTTCTGGAAGCTGTATAACGGCGACACCTTGCTTGCCGAATGGCGCACGCCCGAGGCGACGGCATGAGCGACGACCTGCATGCGTTGGAAGCCTGGGCCGGCACCCTGCTGGCCAAGCTGCAGCCAGCCCAGCGCCGTGCAATCAATCACAAGGTGGCCATCGACCTGCGCCGCAGCCAGGCGCAGCGCATCAAGGCGCAGCAGGGGCCGGATGGCACTGCCTACTTGGCCCGAAAGCGGCGCAAGGAATTCAAGGGGAAGAATGGACGGATCAAGCGGCAGAAGGCCGCCATGTTTGCCAAGATTCGCACTGCAAAATACCTGAAGGTGCAGGCCGATTCTGGCCAGTTGACTGTCGGCTTCGTGGCTAAGGTGATGCACGTCGCACGGGTGCATCATGAGGGTTTGACAGATAGCGTCTCAAAGAATGGCCCAAAATACAGCTACCCGGCCCGGCCGCTGCTGGGATTCACTGAGGCAGATCGGACGTTGATCCGTGAATCCCTGCTGCATCATCTGAACAGTTCCAAAATGACCTAAGTCGAACTTCAACTGACAAAAGTTATCATTTACGTTAGAGTTGTACGAATTACCGCTATCGGCCACGAGCCGTCGGTCAAAATTCTGCGATCCCACATAAAATATTTTAAAAAAGTCTACGAAAAAATGAATATTATTAGCTCGCTGTCGTTACAAAATTTTAGAGGATTTCGAGACTCTGGACGGGTAAAGCTCGCCCCGCTTACATTTTTAGTAGGACCAAATAGTTCAGGAAAGTCCACTATTGCCAATGCGATCATGCTTGTTGCTCAGTCGTTCAGCCAAAGAACTGGCACGAAATTTTCCAGCGACTGGATAGGCCGACTAGTTG